ATCAACAGCATCAGACTCATCAGACTCATCAACAGCATCAGACATACTTTCATATTCTTCTACCTCATTTACCTCATATACCTCATCTAAACTGTCCTCATTTCCACAAAGAGATTGCTTATATACAACATTTTCCCTTAAAGAAAGAATAGGAATTGATAATTCTTCAGCATCAAGTGTAAATACATCAATTGATGCACTTGCAATCTCTTGTAATGTAAAAATTGCCTTATGTTGAATTGCCCATGCTCCAAATAGATGCTCAATTCCTGGAAAAATACGCTTTTCATTTATCATACGATAAAACTTTTGATTTATAATAAAATCTGTACAGTTAACCTCGGTTCCTTCCTTTTTCTCATTATCAGTAATTACAAATACAGAACTATTAATCCATGGCATATAAAAATACGTCTTTCCACAGCCACGAATAGGTTTCCATACGTTTGTCCTCTTATTATATAACCATGTTGCATCGCTTTTACTATATGAATTTACATTTTTAGAATGCACTGGATAAATATGTCCATCAAAGAAATACCAATAATCATCAAGACCAAGTAAATTACCAAAGAAACCATCAATTATTCCACAAAATCTATAAAATACAAATGATAGTAAATTATACAGTTTATTAACAAGATTCATTCCTTTTAACATACAGTTTAATCCAATATTATATAAAAATCCAACCATTTTATTCATAATATGCAATTAAGGTTTAAGCTGTTTATGCTGTACCGAAAAAATTCACCTTGCTCATAGGGCAAGTCTCTTTTTAAGGGACGACTATGCCGTGCCGAAAAAATTCAGATTTGCCCCTGAATATGATTTATATCCTTCACTCGCACATCCACAGCTAGATAAACATCCACCACACATCACGCATTTATCTATACAGTTAGGTATTGTTCCTGAAGCAGCTGCATTACAACTAGAATCTATTTCTTCAGATGAACCAGATTGATCTGTGCAAACGTCTGTTTTCTTTACGCACATATCTGTTGCAGGTATCATAGGTATTTTAGGTATATCTAATAAGTCTGACCTCATAACTGAAAAAAGAACAATAAATATTATAAATACAGACATGAGTATCCATGCTGTCAAATCATCGGCCAAGTGATTGACTATAAATAAGATTGCACAAGATAATATCATAAATAAAAATGTTAATGCAGACCTATCTGTATCATTATTAATTAGCTGTGCTGATAAAAGTGCTAAAAACAATAAAAATAATACTGTTGTTGGTAAATAATTCATTCTATTTTATATTATTATTTTTTAGCATAAAAGCGAATTTTCTCCGTAGCTGTATTCCATACACCAAGAGCATCTGAAAGTTCCCCTTCTTCACTCATTTCATATACAAAGTTATCATCATCTCTGTAATAAGGTTTTCCCTTATATTCAAACTCTTCTACTGCCATTCCTTCTTCCTCTTCTTCCTCTTCTTCTGCTTCTGCTTCGGCTTCTTCTTCTGCTTCTGCTTCGGCTTCTGCTTCTGCTTCTTCAACAACTTCCTCCTCTTCAGTCTTTTCTTTGTCAATATGTTCAATCTCTTCAACTACATCTTCTTTTTCTTCTTCAGCGATTTCAGTTGAAGCATCAGTAATATTATCAGGTACATCATCACTTTCGGATACAATATCAATCGTTTCAGGGTCAACAACTTCCTCTACAACAACTTCCTCTACTTTTTTAGTAAGACTCTGTTCAATTTTCTTCACATACTCTTCAAGTAACTTAAGACGATTTTCAAGATTATTTGTATATTCTTTTAGTTCATTGTATTGTGTTGCATATTGTTCTACATGCTGTTTATTTAGAGATTTAGTATCATATAGTTCATTTAGCAAATTAGTATTAAATACAATATTACTATTCTCTAAACGTTCATAACAAGTAATTAAATCAATATATTTCTTTTCAGTTTCGTTCATTTTATTTTCAATAGATTGTTCAATAGTATCAAGTCTCTTTTCAATTACACTAGTATCAACAGGAGATACATTTTGTTCAGCACCATTAATTTTAACACCACCTCCTCCTGTAGATGTAATAGCTCCAGATTCATTTAAGGCAAACCCTGTAGGTACGCTAATAGAAATATTGATACTCATGTTCACAATTGGGTAATACACAGTTGTGAAAATAATTTTTGTCAAATTTTTTACGATACATAACAATTTTAATATAATGTATCAATATTAATCCTTTACAAAAGGAACACGACGAATCTGTAAATTCATACACGCATCCAATGTACTCTCCTTGTCCTTAAGAGGCTTTGATCTCTTTAATCTTAATCCTTCTTCTACTCTTGCAACCCTATCCGCATTTAATGGAATAAAACTCTTAGGGATTGTTGTCTCATAAAAGTCAATCGGCTTTGTATCCATTGTAGCTAAAATACTAATCATAGGTGGAATATGTATATCTACACGCACCTTACGAGCCCTAATTGTTTCTCTATACGACTCAATACTCATATCACCCCCAAAATGCCTCAATATCGCCTTTGACGGCGCTGGGTATATACGCCCACCTATACCACTACTATAAAGTCTATGCAATAGGGCAATACGTTCCCATTGTGTATGAGAACCCTCTTTTTCATCAAGTAAGGATGCCATAGCGCATTCAGGGCAGCAGAAGTTTCCATATACTTCCCATATACCACGCTCCTCTCTAATAGGAATAACACACGGAGGTGTGTCAAATTGGTGACAGCACCAAAAACAAGCCACTTCTGTATTATCTGGAAGCTTTTTGGTTTCTTTTGAACTTTTATAAGATACTAAGAGTTCTTTGTTAATATACAAGGGAAGCTGTTTTTCAATAACTTCCTTTTCAACTGGCTTTGTTTCTTCAATAATGATTGGCGCTGCTTCATAAAAACCAAATGTCTGTGCGGGTCCTGTTATAGAATCAGATGTAATAGTATTATATTCTTCAAATTCTGTATCAAACGGCTGTGGTTCTCTGGGAGGTTCTTTGTCGTATTTAACTTGAGTATCGTGAAAAATAACTTCAGAACTATGAATGGGAATATGTGCAATCAGCGGCCTTCGTTGTTCTTGAATAAAACTGCCTTCAATCCCATCAGGTGTTATAATAGCAACAATAGGAAACTTCTTCTTTTTACTCTCTTTTTTCACTTTTGGTTCTTTTTCAGCTTTTTCAGCCTTTGACACTCTTGTCTTTTTTACAACGGGCTCTGTGACAGGCTCTGTGACAGGCTCTGTGACAGGCTCTTCTACGTGTTCCAAAGTAGATTCTATTATTTCATTATTTACTTTGGATTCTTTCGGTTGTCTGCCACGACGTTTCATTCTAAATTAATGTAGTTGACAACGATTTAAGCCCATTGCACGTTTTATATATAATGGGGCACAAAACTATCATACCAGAGAATTTAAATCCTTTATGTTCTCGTGTTAAAAGGATTTTTTCATTATTTGCAAAGAATCATCACACTCTCCAACATCTTCTTTTATACGGTCCTCCTGGTTCTGGTAAAACTACAACAGTTGAATGGCTATTAGAGCAAATCTGGGGTTCATCTAATATGAAAGTACAAACATGTAGAATTCTAAATGCAGCAGATGAGCGTTCTTTGGATGCTATCCGTGCTAAAATTATACCATTTGTAAATACTGATTGGCGTGACCCATCGGATAAAAGGCCACGATTTCTTGTATTAGATGAATGTGAAACTCTTACTGAATCTGCTCAACTTGCATTAAGACCTTTCCTAGATAAATCTCCACAAGATGTTTGTATTATTTTTATTTGTAACTCTCTGAGTCGTGTACAGCAATCTTTAAGAACACGCTGTTTACGTATACGTTTTGACCCTCCTTCTACAAATACCCTTCAAAATCATGCATCACGTGGTGATTTAAGAGGAGCACGTATAAAACGAAATGATATTGCGACATTTGTCAGTTTTCTATATGGAAAACATACAGATATGAGCTTATTTGAAATGATTCAAGCATGTATATTCTTTTGTACAACCCTTAAGATATTAGATGATAATATAATAAATACAATATATCCTCTTATGCATATAGGAGAAGACTCATTTCCAGATAACATTAAAAATATTCATTTAAATCGTATAAAACATATTATTCTAAATAAACTTGAAAAAAATTTCAATTACTTGTCTTTAGTACCCACAATATAAAATGACAGAAATGAATTTATCTATGTATAAAAAAACGGCATTACGTATATCCACTATGGTTGCAACCGCCCATTTTGGTTCTACTCTTAATTTAAATCTACTCTTTAATAATATTAAACCTCTTCTAATACCCTTATGGTATCCTACTGAAGGTATTCTCAAATTTGAACATAAAGAAAATGTTATTGGCGAAAGCCATAGAGATGCTCTTACTAAAAGGAAAATCTCTAATAAAAGCTTCTTTAATCAATCAACTCTTGTTATTCGTCGTAATAATCCCAATGGAACTGGATGGAAAGAAGTTAATCTTAAACTCTTTGCAAATGGTGGTGTCCAAATGACGGGTATTATCAGCGAAGAATTTGCAATAGAATCACTTAATTGGCTCATTAATCACATTAAAGTACTCCCTATTAGACCCTTTACAGAGGATCCAACTATAAATAGATTCGCCGTTCAACTAATTAACAGCGATTTCTCGGTTGGTATACCCCTTAAACGTGATAAACTTCATGAAATCATTACACAGCGTTATGGACTTTTAAGCCTACTTGAAAGTACTATTTACCAAGGTGTTAATACCAAGTACTATTACAACAATTATAATACAGATGTTAGTCGTAGGGGGCAATGTATCTGTAGTGGATTCTGCCAAGGGCAGGGTAATGGTGACGGTGATGGGCAATGTAAAAGAATTACTGTTAGCTTCTTTCAAACTGGTAATATTATTATTACTGGGGCAAGAAATATGGAACAAATTAATGAGGCATTTAGGTTTGTAAATACGTTTATGGATGACCATGCATCTGAAATTATTCGTCCGATGCCTCCTGGAACTGTTAAAAAGACAACAACTAGAAAAAAAACAAAGAAAATGCAAATTATTGACAGCACAGCATCTGCATCAACTCTAACAGAAGATGCAACAGCCTCTGAAGAAAAACCCAAAAAAATAAGAAAGCCACGTACAACAAAAAAGAAAGCAGCGACAGCTGAAGTAGTGTATATCTAAAATATATTGCTCTCTCCCTCAACCCCGAACACCCCGAACTATTTTTTTAAGAAGTGCGTGAAATACTCTATAGAAGATTCTATATTTGCTTACAGATTTAAACAATGTCTGCTCCGGTACAAAATACTCCTAACGGTTCATCCAATAATTCCGCTGTCGCCGCTCCCCCCACAGTTAGCCCCATTCCTTGTAATGAGGCTATTATGATGGCTGCTCGTCTTGCTTTTGCTGGTAAGATGCCTATCCAGACTGATTATTACTACCCAACTGCTACAGGCCAAGCTTTTATTGGTGAAGATGTTGAGACAAAAGAAAGGGCTCTTGTAAAAAATCGTGATGAGTTCACTAGTAATATTAAGAAGATGGGTAAAGCAGGGGATGATGTTGTTATTATGACTGAAAACTCTGTATATGTTATCTCTGGTAAAACTGTGAAGAGAAGAGTATCTATGAAAGAACTTCGTGCATTTGAAGATGAAGATTCTGATGAAGATGAACAATAAGGTTTCATATTAATAAAATTGATTTTTAATGCATACATTTCAGAATATTACATATGTTGAAATGTTAACACAGTCAAGAAGCTTATCGCCTCCATGGATACCAGACCTAGAGTATAGTCAGGTAACACCTAAAAGTAAAACTAAAAGAAAAGAAGTAGGTATTAAAAAAATGTCAAAAGAACTACAAAAAGAAAATACTCTTGCTGTTCTTGGAACACGACAAGACTTATCAAAAGACAACATTACAGATATCTTAAATATACTTTTAGAGAATCTGCCCTCTTCAAAAAAACTAGATAAAATTATATATCCATCTGAAGGTATTTCATCCATTCATATAGAAACGTGGGCAGACAATAATAAATATAAAACAGAGTCAATTGAATCTGATTGGAAATTAAACGGAAAATCATCACGCGCAATTAGAGATAAACAAATTGAACAACAAGGTAAATACTTTCTTATATTTGTAGGACCAAGGTCATTACATTATAGACAAGTTGCAGATAGAATTATAGCACAGCAAACCGCAAAAAATGAAGAATGTATAATATTTATTCAACCATATTCTCTAAAAGAACCGATTGAACTGTTGATAGTTGAACCATCTATAGAGACGTCATCTTCTTCTGATCTTCCAAAAGAGTGCGGTCGCACATCAAATAAAAAAAGAGGGCGTTCACCACACCAATCGCAAAAACAAGGAAAGATGACAGACTATCTGACAAAATGTCAATAACATTCTTTCTTGCAATTGCTAACTTTAACACTAATATCACCATTGATAATGATGCAACAATAGCATTAATAACAAAGAAAGCATAATACCAGGAGCAAATAGATTTATTAGAAATAGATTTCATCCAAGCGTCTTCCATTTTTTGATTTCTAATAGTATAATAGAAATGAGAAAGTCAAGAACTGCTCGCAAAGACCGTCGTAGTCATCGTAAAGCTTCCCGCAAAGCTCTCCGAAGGAGCAGACGCGCAACTCGTCACAGAGGTGGTGCAGCTGTTCTTGCAGCAAGTCTAAATGAACCCGTAATGGATGCCTCTGTTGCCGCTAAAAGTTTAGCCCAAGGAAGCCAATTTTTAGCTATGAACCAAAAGTTCCATGGCGGCAGCGCACCTCTTAATGCAATCGGCGCCGGTTTTTTAACCCCCGAAATGGTCAGTGCTGCTCGTGTTGGTTCTCTTGATGCTGCTATGCGTGAAATCGCTGGTATGCAAGATGGTGGTCGTCGTAGACGCAGGGCTGTACGTAAAGGTCGCAAGAGCCACAAGGGTCGCAAAACCTCTCGTAAGGGTCGCAAGAGCCACAAGGGTCGCAAGAGCCACAAGGGTCGCAAAACCTCTCGTAAAAGTCGCAAAACATCTCGTCGCATGAGAGGCGGCGCTGCCTTTGTTCCTGGTGAAATCGCAGCTTCTCCTATGCTTCTTTCCGGGTCTGAATACAATAAAGCCGGCCTCAACCCCGAATGGCGTGATGTACAAGCAAATCCTATGATGTATGCTCCTAAGTAAATATAATTATCATTACAATACTAACTTCATTATATAATTCATTCTTAAAAGTATATTAAATGTACATTTAAGATTGTATTTAAATAAAATTAAAATACTTTCATCTGGTTTAGGTG